TATTCTTGAATATGAATTCCGTGGTGCACAGGGTATTGAAGATATTAGTGCAGAAACAAACCAGTTGACTAATGGTATTACTGATCTTAATATCATTACTCGTACAACTGAACAAGGTGGTACTTCCTTTACGATGAACTATTTCGAACGTTCTGGTTCGTTGATTACCAAAGTAAATGAATTGTATCTCCGTGGTGTTAAAGACCCTCGTACTCAGATCAAACGTTATAATGGTCTTTTGAAGTATCCTGAATATACTGGTAAAGACAACTCTGGTCTTATCAAAGGTTATCAATCTGAAATCTTCCATTTCTTATTGATCGTAACTGATAACTCTGGTTTGAATGTAGAAAAAGCATATATCTTGGCATCTTGCCAACCTAACCTTGCTAATACATCTAACCTTTATAACGTTATGCGTGGGGAAATTCAGTTTGCTGAAATTCCGTTGCAGTTCAATGGTTTCCCGATTCCTGGACGTATCGTTAACCAACGTGCTACAGAATTCCTTGACTTTATTAACAAGCATACTTGCTTTGATGAAATGGAATTCGGATACAATATCCTTAACAAATCTATTCATCCTGAAGCATCTGCTGAAGTATATGCTGGATCGTCTGATGCAACAGTTGCAGATTCTCCGACATATGATTCTATTGTTAACCTTAAAGCAACTATGTAAAAATAATATCTCTATACTGGTTAATTCCAGTATAGAGATTTTTATTGTTGATTATTTAGTATACTGGATACATTAAGGTAATTGTCTTAAAATGACGTATTTTAGGAGGGAATTTAGTTGGCTGACGATAAAAACAAGACTCCGAAATCAGACGATATGCCTATTTTAAATACTAATTTAAATAAAAAAATTATCGATGATGTACAAAAAAGCATAGATGATCTTTATAAGAATACATACTTCACCAATAATGATAATACTAAATACATTGATTCCATCAAGAGAAAGATGGATAATGATTTAGAAACTCTTATTGATAAAGCTAAATCCAGCAATGGTGGATTAGATATGTCTGAGCTTTATGCTAAGACATTATTCCAAAATGATACAGATCAAATAAACGAAATACGTAATGTATTAGAAGATGAAACAATGCTTACAGATATTATGGATATCTATTCTCAGAATACGGTAGTACGTGACTTAGATAGAGAAATAGATACTATCTGTAAGTATATGCCTAAACTTGATGAAGCATTAGATATTAAGAAAGATAATATCTTATCTGCTGATCATTTTAACGATGATGCAGTTCGTATTTCTATTGAACGTTTAAGTTCAGATGGATCTAATAATGGAAAATCTGAAGCTGATGGATCCGATTTAAATTTATTCCAGAAAAAATATAGATTGGATCAATTTAGAGAAAAGCTATATTCAGACACTGCTAAGTATGGTGAACAGTTTGTATATATTGTTCCTTATAAATTAGCATTAGATAGATTGTTGAAAAAGACACCTTCATCTAATTTATTATCAGAAGAATCTATTTGTACTGAAGAAGAGATGAATACAAGATTTGAACAGATCAATGAAACTCTTCGGTTTAAATATACTGAATATAAAGATGAATCTGATTTACAAAGTAAACGTTTGCAACAAGTCTATGATTTAAATGAAGACACAAATATCCCTAATTCTGCTTTATCTGGTTATGAAGATAAAGGAATTGAATATAAAGGGATAGATATAGAAATTAACAAAACTGGAGTCATTCCAAGTATCCTTGCACACGAAAATAATGCTAGACGCATTATAAGAGAAACAGCAACTCTATTTGGGGAGGCCTCGGTTGAATCTGGACTCGGTTATAATAAAACAACCTATCTTTCTAACTCTTTATATTCTAAAAATGCAAATGATAGATTAAAAAGAGCAGTAAAAAATGGAACTTTAGAAGTTCCTACAAGTTTAGCAAATGATGGATTAAAAGATATTAATGAAAAACGAGGTTCTAAAAAAGAATCCGAATTAGAACTTCCTGGTGCAGTATTAGAAATCCTTGAACATGATAAAGTTACTCCTGTATATATTAACAAGAATACATGTCTTGGATATTATTATCTTGAAGTAAACAGTCCTGATGGATCTGGTGATGAAGCAAATGGTATGACCTTTACTTCAACATTAGGTGGGTTGCGTCCTAGAAGAACTGCTAGAGAAAATACAAACACTGCTATGAATAACAGTGCTCAAACAAATGAAGTTCTTTTAAAGATTGCTAAAAAGATCTCTCAAAGAATAGATAGAAATTTTATCAATGCTAACCAAGATCTATCCAAAGAAATCTATTCTATTCTTAAATATAATGCAGATAATGGAAATGGTAGCACTGCTAAGATGAGAATTACCTTTATTCCTCCTTCTGATATTATTCATTCTTATTTTGAATTGAATGATAAGAGCCATAGAGGAGTATCTGATTTAGCTAAATCTATCTTCCCTGCTAAGTTATTTACTTGCTTATACATCTCAAATACTATTGCTCTTCTTACTAGAGGATATGATAAGAGATTATATCATGTAAAGCAAACAGTAGATACAAATATTACATCTGTATTGCTTAATGTAATTAATCAGATAAAACGTTCTAATTTCAATCTTAGACAGATTGAAAATATGAATAATATCTTAAATGTAACTGGTAGATTTAATGACTTGGTAATTCCTCAAAATGCTAATGGTGAATCTCCTGTTAGTTTTGAAATTATGCCTGGTCAAAACGTAGAAGTAAAAACAGAGTTTATGAATATGCTAGAAGAAATGGCAGTAAATCAAACTGGCGTTTCTTTGGAAATGGTAAATAGTAGATATCAAGAATCGACAGCTACTCATCTTACTATGAGTAATGCTAGATTCTTAATCAAAGTATATAGAAGACAGAAGTTGTTTGAACCAATTCTATCTGAAATTTATACAAAATTGTATCAATATGAATATGATACAAAAGTAAATGTATCTGTAGAACTTCCGCTTCCTATTATGCTGAACTTTACAAATACTTCTCAAATCCTTTCTATGTCTCAGGAATTGATCAATAGTATTACTCAAATGAAATTTGGTTCATCTCAAGATGAAACAGCTAAGATGTCATTCTCAGCTATGCTTATGGAATACTACTTCAATTCCTTCTTACCTATGGATAAAATAAATGAAATGGCTGATAAAGCTAAAGTACAATCAGCTTCTGATCAAGTAAAAGGTGCAGAAGAAATGGGTGGAGACATGGGAGGACCTGGAGGTCAACAATATTAATTTAACAAATCCACTTAACTAATTAATAATGATAAATAGAGTGTTTGCCTCTAAACGAATTTTTGAAAAAAATAAAAAAGTAGTACATCTATAAAAATTGTAACGCACCATTTCATCCGTCAATTTGTAATACTTATATAAAGCAGACACTCTGTTTGTCATATTCATATTGCGATAACGAAATACTAAACTGAATCTAAATTACTTAGGTTCTAATTGATAACTGATTAGTTATCGAGAACTTCCAAACTAGAATTAGATAGGTTTAGCATGATGAACGTTGGGGAGGTATTCTTCAAACATCGAATATATTATACCTAGGATATAGCTCTTCGATAAGTAGATCTTTATTTCGATATCAATTTTTAAGGGTCAACCCGTAATACGAATCTTTTAATGCTAACACAGAGATTGTAGGGAAGAGCTTAATGGCTCTTCCCTATAGTCTTCGTAATTTCTATAACTTGTTTTAAATTTTTATTTGATTGAATCGATTCTAATTGCTTTTGTTCATTGGTAAAGATTTCATATAGTTTTTGATTTATTTCATAATCTGATAACTGTATCTCTGAACAATCAGTAGCTATCTTTTTAAACAATGGTTTCTTAGTAGTATAATAATATTTTAAAATACTAAATCCAACATCAACTACGTCGATATATCTAGTATTATCTGATCTGGTTCTACCAAAAGTTTGTTTAGTAAGAACTTTAGATTTGAAAGGTTCATTAAGAACAATAGTCATTTCCAATCCTTTTATATCTAAGGCAGCACCAGCAGACTTTGTAGTTGTAAGTATAATCTTATTTTCTAATTCTCTTTGCTTTACGTCTTTAGGAATTAAAGAAGAAAACAACCCTACAGGAAGATTAGGATAATTATATCTAATCCAATAAAATGTTTTTAGTATAGCAGCATTAGTTCCTATATAGATAAGAACTTTTCCTTCAGGAGATACGGTTTGTTCTATCATAACTAATAGAATCTTTAATATCTTATAATAATTTTCTTTAGTAGTTAGATAATCTGTATATTTTATTCTATCAAAACCATACACATTAGCACATTCTTGTATATCTTGTGGTCTAGGATGGGAATTGAATAGAATCGAAATATACTTTGTATGAGGATCTTTATCCTCATCAAATAAGTCTATAGAGGGAACAGTTTTAAATGCAGCTTGATATATCCTATTATCAAAATAATCCGATTGTATAGGGGTTGCTGTAAGATAGAATGTCTTGTAAGTATCTGTAAAGAAATCTATCATGCAAATATTATCAAACCACAAATGTGCTTCATCATATATCTTAACACCAATTTTTAATCTTCTAAACAGTGCACCTACCATATTCCATCCATGTTTTTTAGCAAATGATTTTAATGTGCTATGGGAACACAGAAAAAATTTAATTTTAGATATATCTTTCATTCCATTGATAAGCTTTGCTATAGTTCCCATACCTGCTATAGTATAGATTTCATCATCTTTCAAATCTGTATACTCTTTAATCTTTTCTCTCCATTGATCAATCCAATCTAATGAAGAGGTAATCATCATTGTTTTAATAGATAGATAAGCAAAGGTAGTTACTGCTACATATGTTTTACCTACACCAGTATTTAAATTCAACTGTAATTGAGGTTTATTCAAATTTCTTCTATAAGGATCCATCCCTAAACAAAATCTTATAGCCTCTTTTTGTTTTTCATCTCTAGGAAGATATTTTAATCTTACTTTAGGAATTTTATCATATGCATCAGGATATACTTTTCTATAAATATCATCACCGAATGATCTATCTATAAAATACTGTTCTAATCCTGCAGGAAGATATAGATCTTTATTTTCTTGATCATAATACATTCCTTTAGGTTCTAATCTATGACAGGTTTTATTATAAATAGAGAATTTTCTTTCTATAAATTCATTATCTCCAATATCATAATTATGAATGATAGTAGCAGTATGTCTCATCTCTATTTTGCTAGTAACTTCTTTATTTTGCATTATAGGATCTCCTTTATAATAATTACTATATCGTTTTACGTTTCATAATTATTGTATATACCTATCTTAAAATTACAAAAAAAAAAGAGAAGGGAACTAATCCCTTCTCTAATAAACTTTTTAAATATGATAGATTTCATATTCAAGAGCAGCGTTTGCCTTTTTACTAGCAACATAGTTTTCTCTTAATTTTTCTACATTGTTTTCAAAGTCTAAAATTTCATCACCTTTGAAATTATTCTTTGTAATGAAATCTGATATACCTTTATATACATCTTCACTTTTAATACTAGAAGAATAAAGATAATCTTTAGACTTGTATCCAAGTATCAAATTAGTTTTGAAATAGCTGCTATCTTCTATAAGCTTTTTCAAAGTAAGAGTTAGTTTGGATTTATTTATTATGCGATAGGAAATGATGCAGAAATCTGCATTGTAATTATTTCCATATCTACTAAATTCGATAGTGCATAACTTATTACCATCATACACCATATTATCATCTAAATTGGTAATAACTATATTACCAAACTCTTTAAAACTATATGAAGTAAATATCTCTTCAATATTATTACTAGATACTTCTCCACTATTAGCAAAATTAATATCTAACATCGTAAAATTTAACATAATTAATCTCCTCCTACAATCCTACACAAAATAAAGTTTAATCAAATTCATCTTCAGAATAACTGAATTCAAATCCACCTATATCTCCCCAAACAAGATCATCCCTACTAATTTCAATAAAATCTAAAAGGAAATCCATAAATTCTAAATACATTTCATTTGAAGAATCCCCTTCCACTATAGTTCCTTTGAATTCATCAGGAGTGGATTCTAAGTGCTTGGTTAAAGATTCTTGTTCAAAACCTTCAATGTAATTTGTATAATCCGATTCGATGACAGTGACTCTAAAAATATTATTATCCTCTGCTAATTTCTTAATAATCTTATTTAGACTATCGTAGGCAGGAACCTTTTTATCTTGATTGGTATCATCATAAAAAGGATAACAATAGAATGTGATAGAGCTTGTCTGATTATTATTATCTCTACCAACTAAGAAAATCTCCCAAATATCTTTGTCATTATATTTGAGATTAAGGTGTTTGTAAACTTCGATCTTATCTACAAATGAAATAAAGAATCCTTTATATTCCTTATTTCCATTAGCAGTTATTGACGACGTTTCAAAATATAACATAATATCTCCTCCTAAATTAAAAAATAGAAAAATAAAATAAAGTTAAATAAATATACGCTAGATACTAAAGATCTATTCATATTTATAGTATATAACCCAATATAGGTTTTTAACAGGTTAACATAATATTGAGTTATTTGTTATCTCTCCTTTTGCTAAACTATATTGATCTCCTGTATGTAACACTATACGCTCCTGTATGTTGATAATGTTTGTTTTGTTATACTTTCTTTTCATTTTGTTTTTCTTACAAATAACTCCCCCAATAGCAGAAATGCTATTGGGGTATAATTTAGTCATCAATTTCAGTTTTAGGTCTATCTCTAAATGCAAAGTGCTTTCTAATGTCTCTAGGTATTTTATCAGATTTATCTTTAGTAAAGATAATGGGGCATTCTCCAGGAAGCATAGTAGATTTATTTACTTCAGACCAGATTTCATGATCTGCAGTTAAGAACTTCTTAGGTTTAGCCATGAAGAACGGATCCAATATACTAGGTTCTGTCTTAGTATGGTTTACAGGTTGGAATAAAGCCCTTCCTAATTTCTGATAATCAAGAGTTACAATAATAGATTTGTTATTCGTCAATGCTTCATTCAAAGTAAGTATTTCATACTTAGCATCAGGATTAGACCAATCAGGTTTCTTAAGCTTATCTTCTTCCGAACAAATTTGTGAAGATAAAATAGTTTCAAGATGGATAGATTGGCATTTAACTCCGCCTTTTAAAGCTGCATCTTGAAGGGATTCTACAATAGTATCTTTATCGAATGATTTGGTTACATTCTTCTTATTAATGATATCCGTAAAGATATCTAAAGACTTACCTAAGTCATTATTTTGAATCTTGAGTAAGAAGAGTTCAATATCTTGTAATTCATTTAAAGGAATTACAATATCTGTATTTTCTGTATCAAAAGTTAATTCATTTTCAGAAATCTTATTATAGATGAATGAAGATAATGCATTAGAAAGATACATCTTATTTTCTATAGGATTTCCATCATCATCTACTGCTGTGATTATAAACTCTTCATTTTTAGGAGATACTATGTAAAATTTGGTAATAAATTGTTCCATGAACGGACCACTATCTTCAGTAGCATGGGAATCATTACTGAATTTATTGTGTTCAAAGAATTCATCATCTCCTTCTACTTGGAGATCCTGATAATCAATCTTGAACTTCCATCCATTCATATTCTTATTTTCAAACAAAGACTCTTTAAATACAATAGTATTTACATTTTCTATTTCCAAGAAAGTATGGAAATTAGAATTCCAATTTACTACTTCGATAACTGTTTCTAATAAATGCTTAGCAGACAATCTCTTTTGAGTATATTGAGACGTCACGTGTTCTGTAGCAATACGTCCAATAGAAATATCTCTATTAGTATAAGCTAAATCACCATAGCACTTATAGCAAATACCATGCCCATCTGCATTTGATTTACATGTGATAGGACTTCTTAAAAATACCCTCTTGCCAATGAGGGTCGAATCCGAGGTATTGATTTTATATTCCGCTCCATATCGTTCAAAACGATAATATCTTCCTTCAAGAAGCTTTAAGTGTTTAGCATCTTTGATAAGAAGATGTATAAAATTATTAGTACCACAATCAAAATGAGGATCACTGTTTAAGAATGTATCCATATTATTCAAACCAAGAATTCTGGCAAAAGCACCAGAATCCCCAACATTCTTTTTAGAAATGATCTGTGCTACACGAGATGCACCATTATCAATGTATTGTGCTACCAATGTATTCAAACCACCATTGATATATGATTTATTAATGATATCATGGTAGATAGAACCTTGACCATCAGGCTTAGTGCCTATATTAATATTGTTTTCTTTATACTGTCTAATATTAATACCTTCTTTTGCACCGAAGGCATATTTGAGACAATGATCATACCCAACTATTTCTTTAGATTTCATAATGTAATTATCTATAGCATCATGAACTAATTCCATACCTCTATCTTTTACTTCTCCAATAGGAACTCCGCTTAAATCAGCATGAAGTAAATCATAATATGCTTTACTATGTTGCATGATATCTATATCATCTTCTAAGTTAAGAGTATTAGCTAAGAAAAGCGAAAAATCATCCACATCAGAGAAGTGGAACAATGTATCTGCGATTGCATTGTTTAAGATTCTATTTTCTATTTCAATATTATTAGGTTCTACAATGTATTTATCTATAAAGGCTTTAATTGTATCTCCTGTTGTATGCTCTTCAAAGAACAAATGCTGAGGCTGAATTTTCTTCTTTATAAAGATAATAGGAAACCACATTATCAAATTTAAATAGTAATCTGTAATCATAAGATCTACAGATTCATTTTTGTTTCCATTGAAATAAACGGTAATATATAAATTTTGAACTTCAGGAGTTTCTATACCGTCTCTAAGAATATTTAAAATACCCTTATAATGAAACTCCCAATTACTACTATCGATAGTTGTTACATCTACTTCTAATTTCTTATTTTTAATAAGCTCATCGTACATGTAATAATTTTGGAAATTGGTAAGATTACTTTGTTCCATCAGTCAAAATCCTCCTCATTTGCTAAACCCCATGTAATATATTGTGAATAGAATTGTAATTTCTTACTCCAAAATTATAGTATGTATTTTAAATTATATTTAAGAAAAATATAGGCTATGGAACTTAATCCATAGCCTAATAAATTATTATCGATTAATCTTGTTGAAGTTAAATGCATCCGGTGTAAGTTTAATCAAACGCTTCTGGCTCTGCATAGCATTACGACGAACACGGTTTTGATACTTTGTATAAATCTTCTTAAGCAAACGACGTTCGTTAATACGGTTCTTACGAAGAGCTTCCCAGTCAGCATCACCCTGTTCACGAGCCATCTGAATGGAAGCCAAATGAATACGACGACGAAGGTCATCCTTACGGTTCATCTTAACCAAAGAACGACGACCCAATACGCCAGCTTCTACTAAGTTATTGAATTCAGAAGATTCTGTATAAGCTTCGAATTCAGCGTCAGACATGCGGTTCATTTCATCAACCAACATATTTTCCATCAATGCGTCCTGATCAATAATGCCAGAACCATCAATTTCTTGATCAAAACTTTCATCTAAGAAAGAATCATCTTTTTTGAAAAACATCTTTAAGTACCTCCTAGGATTTAAATACTTTTATTTGAGAGAATTCTCTCCGCTATATTAGCCTTATATAACTAATACAAGGAGTTTATTATTATGTTTTAACAGCAAATTCTTTATTCGTTATATATTATTAAAATGAATAGAGTCAGAAACTATGAAATAATCTATTATAAAGGAGAAATATAATGGAAGAGAAAGCAGTACCTAAAGGAATCTTAATAAATAAATATAAAGAATCTATGCTTCATATTCTAGAAAGAATAATGCCTAACTTATCTAGAATGGAATTGATTCAGGCTATAGATATCTCTGTAGAAAAGAGTTATAAAGAAAATAAACTTAGGGTAAATAATAATTATACTAAGAGAGAAATCATTACAGACTATTTATCATTGGCAAACGATCTTATTAATGATAAAGCTATCATGACTACAGAAGGGGTTTTATTTTGTAAACACGGAACTGTAAAAAATCCTTTTTATAATTTAATACAATATCTTGTTGATAAACGAGATGAAGCAAAAAAAGAAATGAAGAAACACCCCAAAGGATCTGAAGAGTTTAATGCATGGAATTTAAAACAAACTAATTATAAAGTATCTTGTAATGCATTATATGGGTGTGCCGGTCAGTATAGTAGTATATTTTATAATCTCTATCTTTGTACAGCTGTAACTGGTCAAGGACGTGGTTGTATATCCGCATCCATTACCATGTTTGAATCTTTCCTTGGAAATAATGTTAAATTTTCATCTCTTACAGAAACATTACAATTTATAGAAAATATAGTAGAAGATCAAAAGAATCCCAAATTCTATAAATTTAAGGATTGGGATATATTAGATAGGAATATTACTATCGAAGAATGTTTCTTAAGAATAATGAAGAATTGTGGTGGAGATGGATGGATCCCTTCAGATGAGGCAAGAGATGCTATCTGGAAAACCATTTGTAACTTAGATCAAAGATGTATCAATGTTTTATATTATAAGAACAATTTATACAAGTTCTGTGAAAATAAAAAGATAATCAATCTTATCTTAACAATTTTAGTTAAGTTAGAGAAACCTTTCTTAGATCCTAATAAGATTCCTAAAGAATCTGAAGAAGAATTGGTATTATTAAAAGATATCATGTTCGAATATGTGTACTATCGTCATATGTATATAGATAAACTTCCTAGAGTCTATGATATGAAACGAGATGTAGTTCTTATAACAGATACAGATTCTTGTATTATATCTCTTGATGAATGGTATCGATTTGTATTAAAATATACAATAGGTATTCCTATGAAAGTAAAATATACCTCTGCTCAATTAGAAGAAGAGGGAGATAAGTTAATCAAACAATATCAAGAAAATCAACCTAAATATGATTATGATTTTTATAATGATAAATTGGTTGAAGCTAAGAGAAAGAAATATCCTTTAGTCGTAATTGAAGAAGATTCTCTTAGATATAGTATTGTAGATATCATGTCTTATATAGTAAGCCAATTGATCTTAGATTATATGGTCTTATTTAGTGAAAACTATAATACAAAAGCAGATAATAGAGATTGTCTTCTTATCATGAAAAATGAGTTCTTATTCAAATGCTTACTACTTACAAAAGGTAAGAAGAACTATGCAGATTTACAATTAGTTCAGGAAGGAAATATAGTTCCTGAAAATAAACAACTTGATATAAAAGGACTTCCTATGACTAAAGTAGGGATACCTGAAACAACCTCTAATAGATTGAAGAAGATTCTAGAATTTGATATTCTTAGAAATTCATTCATTGATCAAGTTGATATCATAAAGAAGTTTGCTATTCTAGAAAAAGAGATATATGAATCTCTTAAGAGTAAGGATAAGTCTTTTCATAAACCTGCAAGAATAAAATCTATGTATGCTTATAAGAAGCCTATGAGTATTCAAGGTATAAAGGCTTCTGTAGCATATAACGAAATAAAAGATAAGGAAGAAGAAAATATAGATCTAGAAGGAAGAAATTCTATCCTTGTTATTAAAACTAATATAACTTCAAAGAATGCAGATCTAATAGCAGAATCACATCCTAATCATTATTTGAGATTAATTGAACTTCTAAAGGATGAAAATTTTAAAGGAGAAGTATCTTCAATAGCTATTCCTTCAGATGTAGAAATTCCTGATTGGATAGTTCCTTTTATTGATTATATCAGTATTATTCAAGATAACTTAAGAAGCTTTCCTTTAGAAGAAATTGGTATTAGTAAGTTAGATAGTAAGAATATAACTTACACAAATATTATTCAGTTCTAATATGATACTCACCAGGAACTTATATCCTGGTGAGTTATTTTTTATGAGGTATAAAAATGGATGATGATAAAATAGTAGCTGATCTTATTTTTTCTAAAATAAAGAAGGCAGAAGAGACTGAAGATGAGAATGATATTTTGAATGCCATATCTTCATTCTCTCTTATTAAGATAGATAATGAAACTTTAAATAATGAGATTATAGTCTTATTAAGAGACTATGGGGTTAGATTAGTATTTAGAAAAGTAAAAGATGGAATGACTGAACACACTTATTTTGCCTTAGAATATAAAACCATTGCCTTACAAATTCCATAGTATCTTAAAGATACTATGGAAAATCCTCCATAATTATATATTATAAATATGATGAGTTAGTATACTTATCAAACTTAAAATAGTTTATTTAATTCTTAAGAATTTTTTATAATGGAGGAGAATGATATGGTGGATTATTATGTAATGAATATAGGAGGAAAAGATATTAAGATTACTTCCTATGACAAAATGCTTCAAATGGAACAAGGGGATTGTACTAGAGATCATTTAACCCAACTCCAATACATGGCTTCTTTATTTAGAAATCTTGGATATGACAAGATTGATAAGAATCTTAATTGGTTAAATCTCCGTACTCCTTTTGAAAAGGTGAATAAGAGTATAGACGGAGAGAAGTATCTTCCTATAACTTATCATAATCTATTTATTATGGGTCCTATGAGTTTAATGGATCTAATAGATATGATCTATATTTGGGGTAGAGGTAAGGCTGAATCTGGTAATATATTAGATTATATCCATTCCTATGTTCTTCCTGATGAAGATACTATATGTTTTTCATTAGAGAATAATATAAAGATCTCTAGAACAAAGGTTGTAAAGAACAAAGTAGATAGATGGTTATCTACGAATATTGAATTTCGTAGAATGTATAATCTAGCTATCAATGATGATTATTTTGAAAATAGTTTTATAAACTATACTAAGTTCTTTAAGATGGCATTTATTGAAGATCCTATTCCTTTGTTTGCAGCAGGTATTATAGAGCCTGATTTTATCAGTGATCTTATTCGTAGATCTGAAATAGAAGCAGCCAAGAAAGCAAACAAGCTTTTTGCATCTCCTGCTCTTAGAACAGATGAATCTATGTTTGATTTCTTCATAGAAATCTTTACAAGATATCAGAGAATCATTTCTGATAATTATTATAAGAAAGGAGCATATTACTTTACAGGAGCAGAAATCATTAGAGATGAGAAAAAAGATACAACGATTTATATAACTACTCCTAGAGAAAAAATTGAATTTGACAACTTTAGAAATGCAGTAGAACGAGTTAGATTCGATTTACTGAATCAAAGAGAATGGGATTTAATGAAAAATTTTTATCTAAATGATGTTGAGGTTACAGGAGAATTGAAGCAATCTATATTCAAATATGTAGATAAGAAGAATATTCAGACCTTGCCTTTAGAATCAGAAAATGATAAGAATGCCCTATTCAAAAATATCTATTATGTGGTAGATCTGCTAAGTAAAACCTATCCTGAATCTTTAGATTTTAAAGATAAGATGGTATTAAGTAAAGGCTTCTTTGTATCTCCTGATATATTTGGATTGTACAACAAATCTACAAAGAAGTTTATATTAGTAATGCATAATCTTAGTATCCTAATTACAGGAATAAAAGATGCTGTGGATTATTATGCAAGTTTATATAATAAAGATGTGCTTTTAGATGAAAAAGAAATCGGGGATGGATTGAACTCCATAGAACCTGGAAAGGTGGATTATGAAAGTATGAATAAAAAATCATTTATTGGAAAGAATGAACCCAAACCTGGAGATATAATTCCTAAAGCTCCTAAAGTGAATTATGGTGACTATATAGATCTTAATAAGATCCCTGGTGCTATAGTTCCTAATAAAGGATTAGGAAATATTAAAGAAAATAAAGTTCCTAGTTTGATTGACGTTACTGAATTTGAATAGTGTAAAAGTAAGAAAACTTAACTGTATATTATTATGGTGAAAATACAAAAATTTGTTTTGGATACTAAGTATCCAGAAAAGGAGAGAAATAAAATAATGAAAATAATAAAGGATATTTTGATCTTCACCGTAATTATGTCAGGCTTCTTCTATGGTATTAGCGTGATCAACTATCACGCTAGTTTATTAGAAGAAGTAGAACATGTCACTGGTAAGTACAGTGACATGTACTATGATAAGCCTAACCTCATCACATACGATGAGGAAGCTTATCAGAAAGATATGGATGAATATCGTCAGAAGCTCCTCCAAGAAAAACTACAGAAAAAGAACGACTCCCTGTTTAAAAACGGGGAGTACAAAGTTCCCAAGGGCTTATAATAAGCCCTTGTTTTTTTGTTTCACATTAGTATAATAGACTTTTTAATGTGAAAGGATTAGTGAATAATATGCCAATGGCAAATGAAATGACTAAACTCCTTAATAAGATAGAACGACGTTTAGGAACAATGCAGATGAATTTACCAGATTATCTTTCTAAAGATAAATGGGCAAGAGAAGTTATTTGTAATGAAACCTTAGATACATTCTCTCGTTATTTTCCTAATAAAGTTCCTTATCAACTTGGTCCTGAAAACCAAAAAGGAGATTATTGGCTCATAGATGAAACAATATGTGAAAGCCAGACTATTATTGGATGTGGGGATATAGATTGGCATAGCTGGTCTGCCCACTTTCCTGGTTTGACCTATGGTGGGGTAAATACATATGATATGATGTCTTCATCTGTTGATTTTGGAACATATGCAGATATTGTTCAGATGGCTGACCATATATCTGCTTTTGCAAATGGTATTTATGTAGAATGGATCCCACCTAATAAAATTAAATTAAATGTAGCTATTTCTGCTAGTTTTATTACTAAGTTCCAGCGAATACCCATTTCATTATTTGTAAAACATGCAGATAATTTGAAAACAATTCCTCCTACTCAAATGGAAATATTTGAAAGATTAGCAACAGCTGATGTAGCTACTTACTTATACGAACAATTAAAGATGTATGATAATTTAGAAACCGTATATGCAAATATTGATCTGAAATTATCTTCTCTTGAAGAAAAAGCAAGGGATAGACAACAAGTAGTAGAAATCTTTGATCAAAGCTTTGTATCTGCTGCTAATAAGAATCAACCTGTTATGCTTACAATTAACTAAAAAAATATAGAGAATGCAGATTACTGCATTCTCTTGTTTTTATTTCTTGTATCAAAGAATGAAAGTTCTTCTTGATTTATACTCATATCATACATATTATATCCAGGGATAGGAGTAGGCATTGCATTAATCATAGTACAAGCATAATTATAAATCTGAAAAGTCCTTATAAGATTCATAAACTCCAACACCTTTTGGAAACTCATACTTATGATATTATTTTTGTTATTTAGATATAGGTCTAAACAAGGTTGCACTTCTTCATTATAATACTTATGCAACCCAGGACTAAATATAATATACTTATTCCCTGGTAGATCTATAGTTACTCCTTCAGATTTTTTTGCATATAGTTTTCCTTTTCTTGATTCATAAGTATTTTCTGGATACAATACAAAGTCTTCTAACTTCGGTAATAGAGATAATCTAAGCATCTCTAAATGACCAGCATTCAACATTACCGATTCTCTAAAATCTGATTTGTTTCTTCTAAGATTTTCTATAGTTAGAAAACAATCAAATCCTCTAACTATCTTTCTTTTTTTAAATCCTTCATTATCTGTATATTGTACTTCTCTATAATAATATTTTTTTGTATATCCTTCCCCAGATTTTACAGGAATATACAAAGAGACATTCATATTCATTGTTGCATTGGGACCAAGAAACATGATATGATCTTGCATCTTAGTATACAACAATATTACATCTCTCATCTGTCTTTCATCAGATGTGACCAATAAACCCACCCCTACATTCGTCTAGTAACGAATATTGTGTCTATCTTACATTTCTTACTCTTCTTAACTATGATAAACCTCATAAGATTTACTCCATTAAACAAAGAATATATGAAGTCTATCTTATTGGCACAAAGATATACAGAATCATTCTTCGATATATCTAAGATAGATTTTGAAATATAACTCATATACTCAGGCAATGATCTTCCATCCATTCCTGTAGGAACAAACCTAAATGCTCCATCAGATGTTTTATGATCATCAATAATAGATCTAAAACTTTCATTATTTGTTATATCCATGTATGAGATATCTTCATTTTCTGATTTGGAGATATAATTTATAATATTTTCAAATATAGGAGTGCTTATCTTATTCCGTTCTCCTAGACAACCTAAACTTACCATAATATTTTCTCCATTTATATTTTGGTAAACAGTTGATATTCTATGTACATAACCTTTTTCAATATCTCCAACTTGTTCATATCCTATTAATATAGACAACTTATCAGTATTTAATCCATTTTCTTTAATATCTTTAAAGAAAGGATTTAAGTTCTTACTAAAGAAAGAGATATACTCTACATTCAGATCTTCAGGAATGGGATATATTACATCATATAATTTTTCAAATACACCTATATTGAAAACTGAATTAAAACTCTCTCCATAGATTTGAGGCATATTATACCCAAAGGTGTTTTTATAATCTGTATACCTATATTTATTTAGCATCTTAGAAGGAATATGAATTATTTCAGATTTGAGATTTTTAGCTTCTACTAAGCATCTCATTAATTTTTCACCATCTATTACAAATTCTTTAAAAATACCCATTATAACAATTCCTTTCTAATCTTATCTACTTCATCTTTAACCCAATTAGGCATAGGAATATCTATAGATATAATTTTATTAGGATTGATAAGATCTATAACCTGTTTCTTATTACTAGATAAATTCATCTTAGGAATCTCTTGCAAGATTTCTTCTACATCCATCATTCCTAACCATCTATGACAAAACTCAATGTAATTATAAGATGCAAGATTTTCTGTAAATGTTCCTCCTGGACTGAGTTTAAGATATTCAGGATCTTTATAAGGAGGATTATCTATAAAAATCTTACCAACTTGTGTATTGGTTGCCATATTAAATTCTTGCATCAAAGAAGGATATAGACGTTTGTAGTCAAAGTCATTTCCATTATTATATTTATAAATCGGTTGACCATTGATTCTTACTTTGTTCTTATCAGAGATTTTGGTGGGGTCTGCTACAAATGCACCTGAGAATTTTTCATCAGGTTTCTTTCCAAATCTATTGATATTATTACCAATGATTACTCCTTCATGATGCTTATAAAATTCTACTGCTTTTGTTCCGAGATAATTGGTTTGTCTAAATATCTTTTGGAATGGAGTATTCATTTCTATTACATTATTAAATACATATTTAAGATCATCGGTCTGAGCTTCTATACATACTTGAACAACAACGTCAATGATATTATATAGCCAGAATATATAGAAGTTTAGATACGGTAATTTCCCAATATCTGTTGTTATTTCATGATAATCTAATTTTCTTACACCACATTCCAAAGTACCTACATAATCTAATTTATTAGATTCAATAGCACTTTGTCCTTTACGTCTAGATGCATACGTTATCATCTGATCTAGATAAGTTGATCTTGCAGATATATTGGCAAAATCTCCACGTTCTTCAAGATTATTAAGATTCTTTTCATCAAGAATATACTCACAGAATCTATATTGGGGAGGAATATCTTGATCACAAATTACATCTCTAGGATCTGCTCCATTTGCTTTTAATCTTTCAATCAATGATGGTAAGTCATAAGAGATATTATATGCTGTTACTATATCAGGAGATAATGTATGAACTAATTTAAAGAATTCTAATATAAGACTTAGCTCATCATCAAAGAACCCAACAGATAATTCTACATTGTCTAGTTTATATTTACTTACTTTCTCTTTACTACCAAGATCATATTCAATAAAGGATCTTACTTTCTCTTTATATTTCTTAAAATCCTTTTTCATATCATCTTCTAATTCTTGGATTTGTTTATTTCTTTTATTTCTTAAAACAAAGTTATATAGCGTATTTGTTTTTGAATAATATCCAGTGATTGCATTTACAGGGCATTCACCTATTGTTACATTATCTGAAATAGAGTCTATGATATCAGATTCAATATCAAAGAAGAATATATCTATAGGTATAACAGGATTCTTATATATTTCTGCAAATCTACTTCTTGTATAATTCAAGATATTCATATCTGCAGCAAAAGATCTAGGATGAGCAAAAAAAGCATCATTCAATCTAAAATTACCAGAATATATATTTTGCTTATAGAGATCTTCATTACCAGTCTCTTTAGCAATAGATAATTTTATATCTTTGTATTTACAAGTAATAGGTTCTACTTTATCTTTTTCAATAAATGCAAGATTGTGTTCAGTTTGATATTCTTTCTTTAATAAGTACCAAGTATATTCAGGTTCTACATCTATTCTTATCTCTTTCTTTCCTGTATCATTGTTCTTAAATATAATAACCAAATAATCTTTATCATACTTTCCAGTTTCTTCATTTCTAATAGGTCTAGTGTAAAATACATTCATTATAGTAAGATTAGATCCTTCGGGATATCCGATTACATCTTTTAAAAGCATTTTATGTCCCCTTCCTATATATCGGTTATAATTAAGTTTCTAGTATTTTATATCTTCATAATTATAATATGTAGCTAAATTAAAGTTTGCTTAAAATAACAGGTTAGTAATTAATTTAATCTTAAGAGGTGGTATTATGTCTAAAAAAGAGGTTATTACTTTAGATTTAATAGATGATAGTGAAGATGAACAAAGAACTTATGGCCTATCTGAAGAAAATCTTATTGAAAAGGATTCTTCAGCAGAACCTACGGTAATAGATACTACAGAAGAGAAATTAGCTTCTAAAAGAAAAAGAGGACCAGGCCGTCCTCCTAAAGATGCTCCTGTAATAACTTATACAAATATTGTAGATGATGAAGATAAATCTTCTAAAAAAGGAAAGAATGCAGTAATTAAAGAATTAGAAAAAGGATATAGCGATACAGGAAAGATGTTGTATGAAACCATAGCTCAGTCTGATATGATTTATACAAACATCGATGAAGAATTAGCCCAATTTAAAAGAAGTAAGATGTATGGTGGTAAGATGCGTCTTCAACATATGTCTAACTTTATGGGAGTTCAAATGGGTATTTTAAATACCAAAATTTCTGCTGTTAGAGAATTAGATGCAATTAGAAATAAGATTAATGATATTGCACTTAAGAAAGAACAGATGATGAAAGATGTTAAGGATGAAAATTCGGATAAAGTTATTACAGATGCATATTATGCTATGCTTAATGCACCTAAATATGGTTTACCTATGATTAATCAACCTTTAGCCCCTCAATCTATTAATACTGGAGTAAATCTTTCTGGTAGTAAAATAGAAACATCTAATGTTGGAACCCCTGGTATTGCTAGTACAAATGTATCTTTAACAGATATTGTAACTGTTGATGGCAGTACGGCTAATATAGATACTTCTTTTAATCAATATAGAGCAAATCTAAGTCCTGTACAAAGAAAAATGATATCTGAAAAAGATCCCAGTATTCAAACAGTTGTTGTATATAACCAAGCCACAGGATCAAAGTATTTTGACGTTGTAAATGTACAAACAGGTCAATCTATTCCTGGGATCGAGAGACCTGCAGAATTCTTATTAGATAATATGAGAATTGACCAACGAAATGGTAGAGCTGTAAATTCTAATGCTAATATGGATTTTCCTCTAGTAATCACTGGAACACGTGCTTTTGATGAATTATAAAAAAGGATGGGTAGTAGGGTAATACCTACTACCCAATAA